ATTCATTAGAATTTGGTTTTATCGCACAAGATGTCCGCAAAATTCCAGAACTCGCATTTCTCATAAGCGGCGAAGAAACAGCAATAACAGAAACCGAGATCTCACCCGAAGAATACGAGCAATTAGATTTGACCGATAAAGAAAAATGCGTACCATTTTATGTACGATACGATCCTAATAAGGAGGAACGTAAAGAAACCAAAATTAAACATGAAGTATACGTGACATTAAATCGCGAATCTCGAGAAAAATATACTTTAAAATATACATTCCCCGTAGATACACAAACTCCATTATCACTCAACTACACCGGATTATCTGTACTCACTACGGCGGGTCTTCAAAAAGTGGATGCTCAATTACAAACTACGAAAACAGACCTTCAAAATACAAACGAAGATGTGCGTATCGTGAACGAAGAATTACAAACTAAAGTTAACGACACCGAATTTAAATTAGAAAAGGATAAGATCGCAGCACTAGAAACTGATCTTGAAAGAGAAAAATTAAAAACAACAAATTTACAAGAGCGAATATTAGTCATGGAACATGCGTATCACGCTCTATTGGAACGTGTTTCTGACTTGGAGAATCAAACGTAACCCGTGAAGAATATTCACGCGGTACGGTTGTGATATTTACCTCTTAATCGCATCCATCGCAGCGAGCGCGATGACTCCCACGATGAAAAACATGACGACAAAATTACACTCTGTGTTTTCATCGCTGACAGTCGGTTCAATTTTTTTATACTTTACCCGTTCTGGTTCCTTCTGACGTTCCCGCTGGATAGGTAGCGGCTCGTCAAAGTCAATCGGACTGTAGCCTATCATTTATATAGGTTTACAAATTAATTTCGACCTTCTTCTTACGAGTCTTTTTACCCTTGGGCGCGGGCATCTTAACTTCCTTAACATCATCATCTCCATTATCGTCACCGTCCTGTACGGAAACTATATCGGAAATATCGTCATCTTCCTCAATAGTTGTTTGGGGCTGAAGAGATGTCGTACTCATAGGTGGTGCGGGAGGCATCATGATATTACCCATGAGACTGGAAATATCGAGCCCCGGACCCTGCATCTCGTGACGCTCCCCTGGAGCTGCCGCGGGAGAAGAGGAGGTCTCACCCGACTTAGACATGGTATTCTGCACCGCACTCATCATATTCTGCATGAGACCTGGGTTCTGTTTCATCACATCGTTGACATTAGGCATAACCTGTTTGAACATAGAATTCGTGAGGTGGAACATCATCGCGGAACCACCAAGCATCATGATGAGCTTGACCTCTGGTGCGACGTGCATCTTTGTACGGTATTTCACGTAGAGTTCTTCGAATACCTCGTCATAATCATCTACGTTTTCCATAACGTTTTCACTCCAACCATCTAATTGAATCTCAAAAGGATTGTACCTTTTGTTCATGAATTCTAAACCGGTTACACATGCTATGAGCATTCGCCTAGAGAATTTAATAGACTTATCTACGTCTATACTGTACGTTATTCGTTTCACCTCTGTGCGTAACTCGTCTACGGGTGAATAGGCGTTTAATCTCTTATTCACAGCAAACCCCTTCTTTTCTAACCGTCCAAGCTTATTCACGAGATCCGCCTTCTCTTCGTCCACTGTTTTGTACCCAGGAGAAGGTTGCTCTTCTACCTCACCGGGGCCATATTCAAACCCACCACCCATCTGCGGACCCTCATCCTCGTATTCACCGTAATCTATAGGCGGCTCATTCTGTGGAGGTGGGGGTGTATTCGTCTTCGTCGGATTCGCGAACGAATCTATATCCTCTTGGAAGGATACCCGCTTCGTGGGCTGTGGATCAGGAGATAATCTAGATCGATTCATCATCTGAGGTCTAGGGGGTTTGGCGAAATCCAAGCTGATCTCATCTAAAATAGCTTGCTCTTTATCGTCCAATTTCATCACGTTACCCTCATTACGTTCGATAACAATTTCACCGTCCATTATTATCTATATTGAAACTAATCTTTTCTCTTTAACGCACTTTAATAAAAAATGTCAGTACACTATAAATGAAACTCAACTTAGTTGACCGCCAAATTCTGAAGTACATTCTCATCGTCACCGTCGTCGCTGCGGTCGTCATGCTTTTCGCCGCCCCCGCCAAGAGCATGTACCAGCCCAAGCCCGTCAAGATTGAGACTGTGAGCGAGGGTTCCATGTTCGACTTACCCAAGTCGACCGATTGCCTGAACACCAGCCCTTATTCTGGTAGCACCGGTGGTGTTTGCGACAGCCAGAAACTTGTCAAGGATCAGTCCAGCTATAAACTCGTAGAGTAAAAAAATAATTTTTAGTTTATAATTTTTTTAAAAAATTCCAGTTAAATTTTTTTTATTTTTATTTTTAAATTTTAAGTGGAAAAAGATCTAAGTGTATTATAAATGGCTCTTGTCACGGCACCTCAGCCAACTATTCCAAACTTTGAATATGAACATCATACTATCACCGTGGATAACATTGATCATTCATCCAAGACGGATTTTATAGCACATTTACCAACACCCCTCGAAAACGTTGTTCAAGTACAACTAATTGCAGCTTCCATAACAGGATCTGGTGGAAATGCTCAGTTATGTTTACATATAAACATTGAGGAACTTAAGAGCTACTTTTCTCAACGTACAAAGATGGATTTAGAATCTCCGAATGATAATCATTTGAATGGATTGTTTGGAAGTATTATGTTTCAACAGGTTTTAAGAACCACTGGTCAAACCGGTAAGGCTATTTACTTTAGAAATGATTATCCTATTATACAACAATACATAAATCCAATCAGAAAGCTTGATCGTTTAACCTTTAATATAGACAAACAAAATGGTGACGCAGCTGAGATGGCAGATGCAGTTTTTGTATTCATATTCACGTGTAAAAAGAAAAATTTACCGTACTAAATTTCAGGGCGTTACATACTTGTGATTTAAAAATACTTTTATAATAGTAAGTATGTCTTCTGGAATAGTACAACTTATAGCTATTGGTGCGCAAGACGAGCACATAATAGGGGAGCCTGAAATTTCGTTTTTCACTTCCACATTCAAAAGGCATTCTAACTTTTCACAGTCCGTCGAAAAACAAACGATACAAGGAGCTGTGAAAGGTAATTCCATGTCGTCTATCAAATTTGATCGAAATGGTGATCTTCTCGGATATACGTATTTCACAATTGATGATAACACACAAGCGGTTGATCTTCAGGATTGGAGTGACGTTATTGATAAGGTCGAGCTGTTAATATCGGGGCAAGTAATCGATGTTCAAGATTCTGAATTTACGGAGAATATCGCTATAGATATGTATGCGCAAAACGTCTCGAAGAGTTCTAACGGTGTACACCCCGGTGCATCCGCTCGATCGTATTTTTACCCTCTCCGCTTTTTCTTTTGTGAGGGTCCTCAATCTGCCATTCCTCTCGTGGCGTTACAATACAGTAATGTAGAATTACGCATTTATTGGGGTCCAAATGCTGGAAATTATAACGTAGAAGCATACGCTAATTATTATTACTTAGACACTGAAGAGCGCGGTATAATGGCTTCGCGTGCTCATGATATTCTCATAACACAAGTTCAAAAAAGTATACCATCCGGTGAACTTATTCAGGAGTTAACCTTTAATCATCCGGTCAAATATATCGCATGCGCGAATACGAATATGGAAAGTACACTGACATCCATAGATAATAAGTTAAAAATTAGTATTAATGGCACAGATATTAGCTCGTTTAAATGGGCAAAACCCCATTTCGTAGATGTACAGAGCTATTATCATACAAACTTTGTCACGTCTCCAGATTGTTTCTTACATTGTTTTTGTTTAAACACCAGTTCCTTACAGCCGTCTGGTTCACTTAACTTTTCGCGCGTCGAGACCGTTGCTATACACAGTGAATCAAAACCTATAATTGATCCAATATATGCCGTGAATTATAACATACTCAGAGTGAATAATGGTATGGCGGGTTTACGGTACGCGAATTAAAATCAGTAGTAATATTAAATGCCGAAGAACTTAAGTACCGTCGGTGGTGCCACAGAGCTCCGTTTTGGTAAATTTTGTAGAGAAGATCAGCACGATAACTCCGTCGTCATTAACGCGAGTAACGAGAAAATTGACGCTACGAAAGCGGGTGGTTTTTACCTTACACCTCTCGAAATTTCAACAGTATTTGCGGGTGATGGTACGGATGCGACCACGAACACGTTCGTAGCGTATAATCAAAGTACGAAACAGTTATTCAGAACACAGGTTCCCTTAACATTAGCGGGTATTTCTGGTGCTGGAGCCGGCGCAGCGGGTGATTTAAACGTCAATGGTAATCTATATGTTACTGGAAACATCACGTCCATAGGAACTGTCGCTAATATTCACGTTACCAACACTCAATTTAAAGATGGTCTCATCGAAGTTGGTACGAATAATACCGACCTTGCAACGTTCGATCTCGGACATATCTATAACAGGCCCGGGACGAACTCCAACGTCGCTGTTTGCTACGATGCTTCTGCTACAGAGCTTATCATCGCGTACACGGATAGTAGCGCCGCAGCTGCAGTCGGAGCTGCATCCAGTCATCAAGTGATTCCCGAGCCTTCTCAAACGATGAATGTTCACGTGTACGGTAAACTCTATACAAACTCTAACGTAGGTGTAGCGAATACCAACCCCTTACACACTCTTTCCGTGAAGGATAAGTGTTTCATCGAGGCGGATGGAAATCATGACAACGTGTTAGATGTTCGTGGTAATACGACGATTGAAGGGGCCATCATCACGAACACGGGTGGTGTCACTAAAAAGACATACAGTAAAAAAGATACGATTGCCCTTAATACAACTGCTGCGAATGCAGCGCTCACACTTACATTTACGAGACATCCGTTTTACGCGAAGATTGTAGCGCAACTTATCGATGAGGTTGAT